CAAGACCAGTGCTACCACCAATCGTTACAGAAAGGACACCTGCGTCATAACCAAGACCGTCACCAGCGGCATCTGACTTGATGCGCAAAGCGTCAGAATGGATCTCAATACCAACACCTGTATTGACATTAAGAACATCGCCAGTTTTTGAAAGACCGTCACCTGCAAGAATGTTTCCCGCTACTGAGAAAAGTGAGAACGCAAGACCAGTTGTACCAACCGTGATGTCGCCATCGGTGATGAGAACCCAACCGCTGTCTGCGTTAGTTGTTCCGTTTTCAACGAAGGTGAACATGCCCGGTGTGACTTCAGCATTATTATCTGCATCAGTTGCACGAGATGGTGCACCAGTGACGGAAGCAATATAGATACCGTTTTCCGAAGCGGTACTTTGGTTCTTAACAAGAACACGGTCGCCAGCGACGAGCGTGTACCCGTCAATAACATCGCCAGCCTCAAGACCAGTAGCAATAGTGATAGGCGCTGTTGTCGCAACTTTTACGGATGCCTTGACGTCAAGACCCGTGCGAGCCGCGTCAACATATCCCTTGTTTGCAACATCTAGATCAGCAGAAGGGGTTGCGGCTTTGAAACGACCGTTACCGTCGCGCAAAACAAGAGTGTTAGCAGTTTCTGTTGCTGTTGACGCATCAAGTTTTGTTTTATCAGCAGCCGACATGACACCGTCATTGGACGATGTAGCGAGGTTTGGCTGAATCGTTACAGCACCATTGGCTTCAGAGATCGTTAGTGCTTCGGATTGATCACCAGTGCTGGTGATGCCGTGAAGCATCTTGCGCCATGCAGAACCCGTATAAACCTTGATGGTTTTTTCGGTGCTGTTATAAATTAAACGACCTTCAAAGTTGTCGGTTGAAGGATCAGATGCTAGAACCTCAAATTTACCGTTAATTAACTGGTTTTGATTGAGATTTAAATTTGTTACGAATTTTTGTGCCATTTATTTAAATCCTTACGTCAAATAAGCGAAACCAGAAAAGGGGGCTGAAAATGAAACCGTTATACTTGTGTTGCTATTATATACTACATCACCAACCACTACTGTTCCTGCACTATCCACGATGGTTACAGACGGTCTTCCGCCTAATTCGTGCGTGATGTTCCATGTGGACGAGGCGCTACTTTGGGTGTGTATCTTCCTGTCGTTGAGTACAGCGGCGTCAATGGTCGCGGAAGACAAAGCGGTAAAGAATGGCGTATCCGGCCAGCCAGCACTAGTTTTTGGACCATAAAAATCGCCAGTAAGTACGTCAATATATATGTCACCAATGTTTCCGTACTCGGATGGTTGTGCTGGCATACTAAATCACTACCTCAATTGTCCAAGGAGCGCCTTCGCCATAAGAAACATTGGTTCGTGCTGAAAGACTAGAAACACCCGGAACCGTTACAACCACAGTATTTGGCTCCTGATGGAGGATTTCAACAACATTACGCTGGTCTTCAACTATGGCGTTGTAATCTGCGTTGCCAATAGTTATTTGGGTTACATTGCTCATCTAGTAACTTCTTTCTCTAGACGGAACTCTCCACGCAACACTTTATGAACTTCATTAGTGGAAGTTTTTACTATCTCCAAATCGTAGATACCGCTTCTCGTCAGGGTTGCGGTCAGAGTTGGTGTCAGCGTCACGGTTATCGCTCCAAGCGCTCCGTTGATGGATAAGCGACCATTGGCATTGGTCAACTCCATCAGTGCCGTGGTGGCATCAATATCGCGCCGTATTTGCATGCGAGCCGTATAGCCAGTCAATGGGAAAACCACCCCATCGGCATCCTTGATCTCTATGATGCGTTCAAAAGTTGACCCTTGGTCGCACACCATGTTGTATCTACCTGCAAGCATTGATCCTCACTCTGTTAGGGGCACGCAAAAGCCTCTACCCTTACAAGAATACAACACTTGTATCTTTAGGATTTGAAGAGTTATGCCTTTTTCTTGCTTTTTGACTGTGCTTCAACAACGGCGGTCACTACCGAGAAAAGTGCGGTTGTTCCCTTGTCACCGATTTTTGTTGAAACCCAAGCCAGCGCGGTCAAAGCGATCGGCATGATTACAGCAACGATTTCTGCTGATACACCGTACTTGTTGGCGCAATATCCGATAGCGCCCAAGAGCGCACCTTTTACTGCTTGGTCACTGACATTTGCTTTAATATTCTTGTCCATTGTTTTCCTCCGTGATAGGGAATTGATATTCTCCAGAACGCATCATGTCCATGGCAAACTCCAACATACCATGTGCAAGCCATGGTGTCATTGAATCAGATATGGACAGAACTAGTTCTTGTTGTGAGTTTGAAGCCACTTCTGCAATAACAACAAAATTGGTTACAAGACCTTGAGGTAATGAATCCCGAAGGAGATCCTCAATTTCTTTATCCACAGAACTCTGAGAATTTTCCTCTTCCATGGATCCTCCATTTTAAAGTTGCTTAACTATTCTACATCAAGCAGTCAATGTGTGAGTGACAATCATCCCCAAAGGTCGTGCTGGCTCAACCAAACTTAAAACGGCAGGAGTGGACGATCCAATATCCCCAACTACTGTCCCAAAGGTTTCAGACTGTTTAGTAGTGAACGCTATGGTATTAGTTGACAGTGTGTAGTTGACTGTTCTATCCCCCGTGAGGCTTCTCCCCACAGCGCTTACCATCGCCTCAACCGTTCCAGCGTTATGACCGTAATATCCTGTTTCAACTTGCCATCTAGCGAACGAGTCAATACCTGCTGGTAGACCACCAAGGTTTGTTGCATCGTTTCCAAGAACGCTGTTCCCATCCAAAAGACTTGAAGGTCGGTCTAAGAGAAAAACACTCCAACCAACACCCTCTGTTGAAGGTTGGTATGTGATGAGAATTGGTCTTCCCCTGAACTGTGCAAGCCAAAAAAGATACGAACTATCGCATACCCGTGGATCAACCAACCTGCTTAAAGTGAATAGATTGCTATTGCTACCACCTTCAGAGGCATCCAAATACTCAAATGAGATAGTTTGATCATAAAGATCCCCAGCCGTAGTTGTGATCGCATCAACAAACCTTGACAAAGGATAAGTCGGTTCGTTAGTTGAGTAATTAGCAAAATCTGATTCTAAAAAAATTTCAGGCAAATTACCCATAACGCTAGTAAAAAAATCACCCAAAAGGAACCGTTGCGATGTCTGTGCAGTTGGTCGCGCAATATTCAAATATGCATCAGTTAGTGTGCTGAAAACAACCCTAAAGTTCACACCTATTGACCATCTTCCAGTTTCAGGAATAGCAACAGGAACAGAACGAATTAAATGCCATGACGGTACATCCGAACCACCAATGAATACAGTGTGCGACCCCTCGTTCCCTGTTACACGATCAAAAGGATCAACAAAATTAAAAACTGATGTGACCGAATCTGGTGAAACTTTGGTTAGAACTGTTTGTAGATACAATGTGCAATTCTTTGTTGCCCTGACCCACATGAAAGATTCAACATAATCGTTCCCATCTACGTCTGTTGTGATGGCATATTGTGATGGGACGGGAAATACTGCACCAACCGTGGTCGCCGCTGTAGTTATGTTGGCATTAGTTTTTGCGTAACTAAAAGTTGTTGTTGTTGGGACAACAGTAATCGTGTATGTTCCGTTGTAAACGGCATTTGCCATTCCAGAGACCGCGACACTGTCCCCTACGGAAAAGCCATGATCATATTGCGATGTTAATGTCACAACATTTGATGTCAATACAGCATTAACGATAGCAACGGATGAATGATAATTAAAACGAACATAATTTTCGCTACTTGAAGGGGTTAACTTAAGTGAACCAAAATCTGAATCTAAATATATCGTAGGGTCAGTTGCAATAGTTCCGTTGCTTGTCCACAGATCATCAAGGTTGTTGGCAACAAAAGCACCTTGCTCTAAAAATATTCTTTCTGACTCATCAATAAAGTTGTAAGCGGTACCCATTGTTACACTGTCGCTATCGTTGTGCAATCACCAATAGGTATAACGCCTTTTTCTAAAATCGTTACGCTCAACCCGTTGTCAGAAGCAAAAGTTGTACTTCCGTTAATACTTACGTCTAGAGACGAAACATATTTGACACCGACAACCTTTGAAGCAATGGTCGTTAGATAAAGGTGATTAATGCTTGACGAAAAATCCCAGCCACTTATAGACAAATACGATTCAATCGCCTCCGAAACGGCAGTACCGACAGACGCAGTGTCATAGTTGGACTCCACCACCACGGTGCAAGCAACATCAACATTAAAAGTGTTCATATCATGCATGTAGACGTTAAGACCAGCAACAACACGTTTCCCAACTTCTGTTCTGATCCCATCTTTTGTTGCGAGACTAACAGCAGCACCAGTTGAGTCACAGAGCGAAATTGTTACAGCGCCACCAACATCCGATGTCGCAAAAAGCATCCCGCTAGCCAAAACCACTGCACCAACCGTGGTTGCCGCTGTGGCTATGTTGCTGTTAGTTCTTGCATATCTAAAAGTAGTTGTTGTTGGTACAGCCGTAATTGTGTATGTTCCGTTGTAAACAGCGTTCGCCATTCCAGACACAACCACGCTGTCGCCTATAGAAAAGTTATGGTCATAACGAGATGTCAATGTCACAACATTAGACGTCAACACGGCATTAAGAATGTCATTTTCTTTTGCTTGTGTAAGGTCATAAACTTTGTAACGACTTACCGTTGGGTAATTTACCGCAATATAGTTCGTCAACTGCGACGCCGTGGTGATGGCGCTACTCAGAGAGCCAAGATAGGTTACTGCGCGATTAAAATACTCCACATCTGTTTCTGTGTCCGTTCCAACGCTTTTTAAAACATTCATAGTTACAGACAGAATGTATGGTGTGCTTGAAACAACAGTAAGGTTTGATGGAACTGGAATATCTGGGTATACGGATGGGTCAACAGCAACAACTTCCACCGTTCCGGTTGTATCGCCCTGATCAATTCTTACGTCGTTTTTTGTCTCATACAGATACTGTGTCAGAACATTGTTGGAGTCATAAACATCGTAAGAAAAAATTGTTCCTGACGAGATGGTTGCACCAGTGTTGATTGAAAGTTCAATCTCTACAGTCGCTGTTGACGCGGTTGCTTCTATTCTCGTGAAACCCATCAGGTTGAGCAATCCTTCCATGAGACCATCAGGAAGAGCATTAATCATGGCTATCAAACTTGCTGTTGAATGAGACATAGCCTCAAGTAGTGCATTTTCAATAGTTCCAACCCGTGGGGAGAACTCTGGCAGAGCAATCTGCGCATATTCAACGGCGTCGTTGTATACGGTCTCTGTAGTTTTATTATTGATTGTTAGATCAATATATTGGGCAAAGTTTGGTGAAGCCATTATCGGTTTATCCGTTCAAATTTGATTGATAAATTAGATGTTCCTGTATTATCTGTAACAACATTTACATCGGTTACTAATATTTCTGGAATTAATTTACCGATTTCTTGTCCCACCTTACCTGTTTGTCTTAGATCAAAAGTTGGGTCATTTGTTCCATAAAAGGTTGATATCGGCAGAGAATTTGGCTCAATCTGTATTGCATACCCAATTAGCGTTGCATAATACTCATCCGACCCATCTTCAATGGTTTCCATCTGAAAAGATGTTTTTGTAAACCGCAACGGCAAACGAATAGTGTTCATAACGAGCCCACAATCACACCTTCATCAAGCGAGTCATTCAATAGTACAACAAGAACGCGTGCCCCAACCGCTGGCAGCGTGAGCGTTTGGCTGTACACACCAGAAATATCTGTTGTTGTGGCAGACAACGAAACACCTGTTATGACACTTGATCCTGAAACAGTCCCTGAAGTTGTCGTAATTGTCTGCTTTACTGGTGTCGTCACGGGGAAGGTGAACGGAGCCATAAACTTGTACGGACCAAGTTGTGCATCAGAATTCAATGCCGCTATTTTGACGAACCCAGTTCGCGTACCATCGTTTTTCGCTGTGAGGACACCCAAATGTATTGAAGAAAACGAAGCGTTAACTCCAGCCGTTGAATCAACCCGGTCCATTCCATCCATGGAATCGCCACCAATTGTCATGCTCATACTTTTAGCCTCCACCAATCACTGTTGTCTCTGATACCTTTTTGTCAATCTTCTTTTTGTCCTCGGGTGAAATCTTGTCCAGAGTAGCAAAAGATATCTTGACTGGTTCGGGGACGCCATACTGATACGCAACGGAAGTAATCAGATAGGCGGTTGTGTCAAAACCTTTAATCCCATAGACAACTACTGTCATACCTGCTCTAATATTGTAGGCACTGCCAACATTTTGCTCATATTTGTCCCCAACCCATATATTGGCTGAGCCTTCTGACTCTTTGGGGCTATCCATTGATCTGCGCATTTCAGGAACTTCGGTCAAAAAGAAGTTCATTTTTTCGTCGTTTGGATACTTCAACGGTATGTAATAAAGTGGGCGAACTTCCTCCTTCCCACCAGCGGTCGTGAAAGTGTACGCTTCGGTTTTCTCCACACCCCAACGACCAATGAGCCAATTAGGAGAACCGTAATACAGTGTAGGTACAGCAGTTTTCGCACCCTCGGGTATGGCATACATTACGAAGCACAGATACTGAAGATCCTTAGCCGAACGAACTAAAACGTCATAAACCGATTCTTTGTTTTTTTCTGTTTTAACTTTAATTGTTGTCGTTTTGATACCCGTTGGTTGCTGACCCATAAACCCTAAGCCAAACTTTTTTGCGACCTTTTGCGCGAATTCGTAAGCAGTCGTGGATTTGAGCGCCTGCGGTTTTTTGTCCATTTTCATTCGCTGAATTGCTTCAGTCCGTAATTCCAACTTTATTTTAAAATGCTCACCTTCGCCGTTGGATATTTCATGACTAGCAATCATGTATCGCTCCGTCATTGTCCCATCAAAGAAATCAACGAGGTTGCCAACAGCGAAATAGTTGTTATTCCACATAGCCAATTTCTCGTCAACAAGTTCAACGGTAACCTGAGAAGCACCATCTACCGTATAACTAACACCAATATTAGTGATGCTTTGAGCAATCTGAGCCCTAACAGATGCTTGGTCATTGCCAATAATTACTATCGTTTTATCAGAAATCATATCTTGTTATTAACCAGTTTGCTTGCAAGGGTTAGGTCTGTCCTGCTTCAAATAATACTGAAGTTTACCCTGACTCTTAGACCAACATATGAATATATTGTTTTTCTGTGCGTCTATGTTTTCTTTCGCAAATTTAAGCGAGGTTTGTGATGCAGACACCCAAGTTCCCGTGGTCTTGTCTTTTTTGCATTCTTTTTTATGGTTGTCGCGGTAAGTCTTATCTTTACATGTTTTTTTAGGACGGGTAAAGCCAAGCGGGGGAATCAGGGTTAGATTAATATTAGGGTTTCTGTTTTCCACCAAACTAATTTTCACATTAGCCATAGTAATTTTGTTGTCTTTATTACGCCGTGTAACCTCAACACTCATCTCCGTGATTGAGAAAAACAATCCTTGCAACTTTTCTGTGCTCATATTCCTGAAAGTGAAAGGAGAATTCGTAAAAATATCGTAGTTAAGTAACTGAAAAACTTTGTCACTACTTGAACCCATTCTCCTCAAAGCAAAAAGTTCATTATCTATGCTCTGAATAAGACCATCTCCCGGATGGGCAATCAGGGCAGTAAAATCTACCGTCATCAAAGAATGAGATTTGAAAGCAACAATCGGCGTAGTTCCGGGTCTAGCGATCTGCACCATCTCGTCAGATAGTTTTCCAATATTGACTTCTCTTGGACTATAAGGGAAAACAAAATCTTCTTCAGTTGTGCTATCCGACGAACGCATCCGCAAAATAAGCGGTAGAGCGCCCGGAATAGCGGATTGCATTCTGTCCGCCTCTGGGGTCGGGTCTTTTAGGCGAACCCAAACTGTCACTGAAGTAGCCATTAGGAGTTCTTCACCACAGGACCACGCTCTTGCTGTTCCCGAATAGCCTTAGCGATAATACGCTCAATTTGATCAACGGTGCCCCTGTCAGTCAAAACACCAGAAATGTTCGTAGTGATCTCGTTATTGTTCGTAACAGGTTGTGTCGCTGGTGGAACAACTGCTGCAGTCCCACCATAAGCACCAGCCCATCGGCGTGCTTCAGCGTCAAGCACAGGATCCATTGCCCCAGTTGCGCTGCCAGTATTTATAACTTGCGAAACTTTATTTTGAGCGAAAACATCATTTGTTTCCTTTGAAGCATTTATCAAGTTGCTCAAGAAATCAGGATTATCCTCAAGTTGACTAGCGAGATATCTCCTTAGTTTAATAGGATCAAGTTGGGTTGGATCCTCGCCTTTTCCTGTTTTACCAAGCCCACCTCCAGCGTTCAAGAGTGCGTCATAACCTGACAGTTGTGAAGCCACTTGATCCATGTCAATGTTTTCCAACATCTTCACGCCACCAAAACCTGCACCCGATGCCTGATCTCGCATGAATTGTTTCTGACTCTCGGTAAGATTTTTTAATTCACCTTCCGTCAGGTCAAATTCAATTTGCCTTCCAGCACTCGTCAACCCTTCAATATCACCATATGATGCAACGCTAAAGTCGCGCAGATTCTTTAGGTAGGCGTTCATGTTGTCTGTATTCGCACCGCCAGTAATAAGTTTGTTCAGGCTAGAGTCAACCAATTTTGAGGTTTCAGCGGCGGTTTCTTGTTGAGTGAAAAAGTCTCTTGACGCCCCAACAGCATTAGCGCCAATGTTTGCCCACGCGGCTTTCATCAACCTTGCTTGCTCTGCCGTATCTGCGCCCAAGATCTTGACGGTGTCACGCAAAGTCAACAACTCGTCTTCTATGTT